GGGCCATTCCATTTTGAGTACTTTAGCACTACGCACAATTGCGTCAACTGCATCGTTACCAAAACCTGTGTACATTGAGTAGTTTGCCATTTCTGAGTCCTTTAGTTAACTGTCTATGTAATGATTATATACCCAAATTGATTTATTGTCAAACCTTTTTGTTGAGTTCTTTCAGTGCTTCCCGATGTTCTGCCTTGCTCAGTTCCAGCTCATAGATCATATGGACCAAATAGAGTAGTACAATCACACAGACTCCGATGCCAATGTAGGGCAAGGGTACAGCCATCAACAGGATGCTGGTTACGCTACCAGCGAGTACAGCCAGACCGATCAGTTTGGCCACGTTAAGTAGTGCTGTTTGTTTAATAGAGAGTTTCATTTTGAGTTTCCGTAGTGAGAATAGAACCGGTGAACAGAGTGCCACCGTATGCTTGTTGATAAGTTTCTGCTACAGCCTTGATAAAGAAAGTGAATACTTTACCATTACCTGTAATCAACGTGAATTTCATACTTCCAATTCCTTATCGTTTCAATACATGTATTGTATCAGGAAATGGATTTATTGTCAAATTTTTTAGAGATTTTTTAGCAGGTGCATCGTCAGTTCAGGGCCACCTATTAGTACACATTGATTTGTGTACTTTAGATAACCCTGGTCCTGACGATAGTTTGATAGCATATCGATCACACGAACCTGCTTGGGCGTGATTTTGATCACCTTACCCACATAAAGGCTATTGTGATGGGTGTATGCAACAGCATCACCTTCATTAACTTCACGGCCCAACAGATCGCGGTGATCTTCGTGTAAAGTTTTAGTACTCATTTTTGTTACGGTGTTTCTGTTTACGATTGTATTCAGACTTTTTAGACTTTACAACCTTAGGTTTGAACGGTGTGTCTTCATCAAAAAGCACACGATGGGCACGATGTTTCATCGGCTCAATTTTGAAGGATAGTATTTCTCGTTTCATAACCCATAGTATAGCATGAGTCTTATTTATTGTCAACCAATGATAATTCAATTCGCTTGATGTTTTTGATAGTAAAACTGCGCCACTCTTGTTTCTCTATATCAAACACACGCAATGCCTTTGTGCTATCAGATTGTTTGCGTGGCTTCGCATCTTCTTTGACTACAACAGGTGGCAACTTGGCTGCTTCCAAAGTACACTGCATCACACGCTCAGTGCCGTCTACTTTAGTGAAAGTAACTTTTGCTTCAGTGACTGCTAGAATATCCTTGAGCCACTTGTGCAACATAGGCTCAACATGGTCATCAATGGTAACTAAGTTGTTAGAATCTGTCCAATTAATCATACTACCCCCAATACAGTTTTTGCTCGTTTAACTAATTCTTCTTCGTCATCAAATTCGTACCCTGATTCAATCAAATTGAGTGTATAGTACTTGTTGAAGAACAAACCAAATAATAATGCAGTGAGAATCCACAATGGTAGTGTAAGCAAATGAATTACCAAACACACCAGTGACACTAAGAACTCTCCTCTGACTAAGGGAACGATCCAACCCAAGTTGAATATTCCTAAAAAGAAATATGAATAACTGAAACCTACATACCCTGTCTTAGTGATACCAGTTTTTCTATTAACCATCTTAAGTGAGGTGGCCATACGCATCCCCTTGATCGGATAGTGTTGTAAAGAAATTCTTAACCTTTGTTTCATCATCCCAAGATTTGGTGTAGTCATTATCATTGTCACACATTTTAAATGCTTCTTCTTTAGTGACTACACGGTGACTAACAATAGTTTCACCTAAATACTCTTGGCTAAACTCTTTAGCTTCGTTCATTGTTACCGTGTCTAATGCATACTCTGCGTGACCCTTAGGTACTTCTACCATATAGCGTTCGCGGAACGTTGAAACACATTCAACCATAACCCATTCAGTTTCTTTTTTAGAAAGCTGAAATGAATTATTACCCATGTCTTTCCATAACAAAGTATCACCAATCTCAAAGCCTGATTGTTTTAATACTTCGTCTGGTAATTCAATATACAAATCACCGTCGGGTGCTTCTTTAACATCTAATATATAACTTGTCATTACATTACTGCCATTCTAAAAAGTGCTACGCTATCAATAGTTACCAACAACAAATAGTTGGCTAACATTCCTAAACTCTTACGTGTCCAAGCTGCCCATGCAAAGATAGCACATTGCAAAATGAACAGTGGATAGAGAATTAAGAACGGTGGAGTTGGTACTGTAAGCATCATTGTAAATGCACAACCGATACTTAAAAACCAAGCTAATATCTCTAAGAAACATCTAAGAGGATTACTACGCCAATCCTCTTTAATCCATTCAAGTGTGTTTGATAACAGTGTTGTCATTGATTACAAGTACGGGTCCGTGTTATCGTTCCATCAGATTGCAGTGTCTCAGTCCACGGAGTGCATATTTGATTAGATTGACCCACTGTAGGTTGTACTACAATTTGTGTTTCTTGTCTACGGTTCATTACATCAATTATGATTGCGGTTCCTATTGCACCTGCAATAGCTGGTCCCACCCAATCATTATTTCGGTATACAACAGTAGGACGATGGTAATGATTCATGTGGCGATGATCTACATAACTGTATCCATAACATGCGGGATGTTTATGGTCAACACCCCTGCGACAATCAATTGCAAATGCGGGCACTGATACTACAAGTGCTAATGCTAAAATAACTTTTCTCATGTTAATCTCCTATATACTATTAACGTGTTAGGTCATCATTCCGATGACGAGAAATCATTTCTTCCAAAATAATTTCTACCATCTTATTTAGCGTGACATCACGTTCGTGTGCCATCTCCATTAGTTTGTACAATTCATCTTTATCCAAGGTCAATGGAATTTGAACTCGGTCATCAAAGTCTTCATTACGCATGATAGCACTTGCCTTTTCAATCCAATCTTCTGGTGTTTCCAAGTCACACCACATTACTTCATCCCAAGCTTGATTAGCTTCAATTCTACGCTGTCTTGCTTCCTTGTACATTACTTCTTTGTATTCAGGATTTAGCCAGCGATAAGGTTTGTATTTGTCAACCTTGTCGTTAATTTCGGCTGTATAGATTTCCTGTGTCTCACTACTAAACACTACTGAGGCGTGTGCGTATTCAGATTCATAATCTAAAAATCGTGCATTGGGCCAGCAGTTCCATCCATACTCACTACCCCCGCAAATTTTGTGATCTAGTGCTTTGTTAACTTCGCTTAGGTGCATTTTCAAGTCCTTTGTAATGTTCAATGATAGGGGCGATATCGTTATTATATATCTGTTCCATTGTTTTGTAAAGCATTTTGGCATCCTTCTCAGTCATACCTGCTGTCCAACTTGGTTCAGAATTATCTTTCCTCAATCCATAATCGTGTCTGTATGATAGACACATGCTATTAATAATTTCTTCTTTTGATTTCATTTTGGGCATCCCTTATCATAATCCCATCCCTTACCACCTAGCTTTTTCCAGTTCTCAAACTTCTGTTCTTCGTTTTTGCATTGTGCAGGTTGACCGATAGACCCCACCACAGCATTGCAAGTGTCACAACGATAACCATAGCCTGCACCGTCATCAATATATGCTGTGCCACTGCAAGGCAGATGCATGGGTTTAAATTCAATTCTCACTTCAGGCTCTCCGTATATTTGGTCAAAGTAATTCATTTCATTATCAATTCTTTAAGTTTCTTAGCAGTGATAACTTCGTGGACACCTTTAACGTCCTTAACTACCATTTCAAGTTCAACGACTTCCCAATCGGCTACACGGTTGCTATGTGTTTCATCTCTCTTGCTATAACGGGAATCTGCATTCATCACACTGGTCAAGAATGTTCTAAGTTGACCTAGTGATTGAAAGATGCGACCAGTCTTATCGTAACTCAAGTATACAGGTGTACCCTTGACATACATATCAGGATCGTCTTTGTATCTAATTTTATAATAAATCATAACCATTTCAATGCGAACAACACCGCATCTCTTTCTGTAACAAATTTGAATACAGCATGATCCCACTCTGAATTAACTTTATAAGCATCACGGCAATTATGGCTACACCAATTACGGGCGGTCATTACTTTGTCATCATGTTCAAAAAAGTACATACCATTTCCTGCAACTAGTTTAATCACATGTGGGAATTGTCTTTTACCCTTCCGTCTTTGTGAACTGTTCATCTTATTTCCCACTTCTTTTGTTCAAATGCATTGCAATGAATACAGAATCGATTTTGGCGCGCCCAAATTGTACTATTGCTACTTTCTATCGAACCCCACTTAGTCCAATTATGCCAGTTGAAGCGGCACCAAAAACTTGTCACTACTGGTGGCAACTCTTGCAATGCTCTGAAGGTGTTCAGTTTTTCATTCATATTTTAAATGTAGCCCAGAATGCTGTCTTCTCTAAGTCTTGTTGAAACTCTGGATAGACTTCATCTAACTGATGTTCTTGAATTTCCTTGTAGCCTTTGTCTAGCTTTTTAAGGAAAGGATGATGCACATCCCAGAGACTACCTTCAACTATTTTAGTTTGTAATTTTGTGCCCCGGCGACCCCAAAAGGTAACATACTTGCCATCACCACTGTAAGATGTAGTTGGTGACTGTAATTCAATTGCACCCCACACCTTATCAGTGTTGGTCTTCTCGTCTTTACACCATCCAATGTATTGATATTTCATATTAGTCCTCTCGGAACATTTTAATCATTGGACCATCATGTGAGTACTCAGACTGTGGCACACACTGTTCCACATCCTGTAAGATACGCTTGAGTTCGTCAATGTTAAGTTCAAGCATACCTACTATACCAGCACGATGGATTCGATCGGCAGTTGTGACCATGTCAGCGTTTGACCATTCGCTCATCAACTTCTCCTTGCCGGCGATTGTGTTACGCAGATTTAGTGCTACGGTTTGGATGTTCATTCTTCAATCACCTTCTTAATGTAGTGGGTCATTTGCTGTTTGATAGCAAACCATAATTTTTCTTCTACTTCAATAGGGTTGCCTTTAACAACCTCGGGAGAATATTCCCAAACGGCAATCGTCACAGATTTACCTTCGTGCTCACCTGTTATGGTTATTTTCATTCTTCAACTCCGAAATGTTTTTTACTCTTTTCGATCAGGTGATCAAAGTGGGCAATCTTACCTTCGTGCCATCTGACATCAAAGTCATTGCAGGCAGTAGATTTATATCCTTTTACTAATTCAATCTCTGTTTCCAAAATGTCAATACATTCCCGAACAATCAACTCGGCGAACTTTGCCATACCTTCTTCCATAGCCTTATGGGCACGGGCAATACGAGGGTCATCTGGATCAACATTATATGTCTCTTTCCAAGCCTGTTTTCTAAGTTCTTGAATTCGTTCGTTCATTTCAGTAATCCCAAATAAGCTAGTGAGAATGCCGCAACATGAAACGCTAAGGCTGTGACGGCCCATATGATTAAGCCAGTTCGTTTACTCATTTTAGAATCCATCCTTGACGATGATTGCCAGGCCCATGATGATAACAGGCATGAGTACGATGATTAAATTAGTGATAGCGGTCATATTGATTCCTTTGTTTCAATCTATGTATAGATTATATGCCCAAACTGAATTAAAGTCAACCTTTGATGTAGTCGAACAAGTGCGCCTTATCGTAAGCATTTTTTACTACAGGAAGATTGTTACGCCAAATTGCAAACTTTGTTATTAGCCGTTCAGTTTTGTCTAGTAAATTGTTTCCGATTACCGGGACAGGACTGATGATAAGTGCCAATAGCAACAAAAGTATTACAAACGGAATCATTGGAATGGTGATGATCCAAAAGATAATGTTTAGCTTAAGTTTTGGACTCACACCAGTTCTCCGGTTTCATCGTTGACACAGCCTAGATAGACTGCCTCAACATATAATTTGATATCAGGTGTGTTGAACAACAAAATGAACTTGTCTGCCTGCTGTTTGGTTGTAAATTCTTTTTCAAGAAGGACCTTATGCAGATTCGGCTCTCCGAGTTCTACGGGGTGGACATAAACGATGTGTACGAATTTGGTCATTTTGTAACTCCCATTTCCCAAAGACCATTTGAAATAAACAACCGCAACCAGTATGTGAATTTGCGATTGCCAAACTTGCGGCGATACTTGTTCAGCATAGCATTGGCTTCAACATACTTGCCGTGATTAATAGCGTCCTCAATTCGCTTGACTGCTGTTTTGACTTTCATTATATAATCACCTTGATGATGTAATCGTGTTTGATATTTGCTTCCAGAAATTTCATTTTAGCATCATGCTTGTTTTCAGCAAGAACCTCAAAATGCTCTAATCCGGGCTTTTGATAAGACTTGTATACCACTAGGTAAGTTGTCATTTTATTCCACCTTTACTTCGTCAAACATAGTAACAGGAAACAGATGACCATACACAGGAATTTCCTTGCGCTTTGTTTCACTATAGAAACAAACATCCTTGAAATACCTAGCCAACATCATTGTCATAGTATAGTCCTGGCTAGCACCATGCAACTTCAAGATTTCCTGGCGTTTGAAGTATTCTTTATCCCACCAACGACCAGTCTTGGGCACTTGCATATCACGCAACACTGATTGCTTAGGTGTATACTTGTACATTTTATCCTTAGTTGCCGCGGTAGAACATGCTAACAATCAAAGCAATGACTACATAGACGGCCACGCCAAACGCAAAGCCCTTGGCAATTTCTATTAGGAATGTAGGGATAACGAAAGTTGTCATTTCAATGTACATTACTTAACTCCGAATGTGTTCAATGCTGGTTGCAATGTGTTAATCAATTCAGTCTCGCGGGCATGTGCAGGGCGCTTGCCACGCACAACTTCCAACTTACCGAATACGAAACGCTCGGCACCACGTTCACGCAATGCACGAGACAGGCCCCAATCTTTGTTCTCAGTCATGGCCCGTTGCATGTGCTTTTGCATACGACGGCGCAGTGTCTTGAAAACATTGCCCTTGAAAGACAATGCAGTCAGGCCGATGTAGTACTCAAGTGTTACAGTATCTTGGATAAAGTAGATCACTTGGTTACGATCAGTTCTACGCTTGCGGACGATTTTTGAGTTCATAAGTGTATTATATACCCAAAGTGATTTATTGTCAACCTTTGGGTAACCTCAATCCATAAACCACACAACACCGTCCACAACCTCTACTTCGCCGGAGAAGTCTCCTTCGTATTCTCCACCGTTCTGGGAAACCATTATTTCAGATTCCCCATCCAACTGGGACAACAATTCTATCAATTCACGTACTAACATTTTCTTCACCTTTTATTTAACTTACCCATAGTATAACAGGTTACCCATTTATTGTCAAATTTCGGGCAAAAGCTTTCTTGTCAGTCAGAGTCAATCCCTAGATAAAGTATCGGTCCTAGCGTCCCTGAGGTACTAAAATGAGTACTTTTGTTTCAGAAAAATGTAACTACAAAGTATTACCATAGATGCGGTTCGTGGGTTGGCTCGTCTTTCAGAATCATGCAAATTTCTTGTTTCTCAGAATAAATCAATCCCACCGCTTCCAATATAGCTCGGCGTTCCTCTGCGGACATCTTCAACCATTCTTTAACAACTTCATAAGAGCCATGAGTTACCCCATTTACCAAATGATTCATGATCCACGATACTGTTTTCTTCAATGCAACTATTGTGTTTGCAGGATGACTTCCACTTATTGCCGACATAAAATCATTTGCAAATACTGCATTCCAGAAGCCACCGGGATGAAAACCATGAACAAGATAATTGAAAATAGGATCAGCGTATTCTTTGGGAACTTCGTATTGTGCGAACGTTCCCATGAAACGATTCTTACTATGCTTTGAAAGTTTCATACAAACCTCGCTACCAGATTGTTTACAAATTCGTCCGAGCTATCGCCCAGGTCATGGTCTTCACAGAATACAGCAACATCACCGAACTTGGCAAGTTTGCGACCTGCATCATCGTTATCACATACTGCGACAACTTTGCGGTTCAGCATTGTTAACCAGTTACTCAAGTCTTTACCTGTGTTGTTGCTGAGGACTGCAAGTGCGCTAACACCTTTAGCCGTCAGTCGTGCGGCATCGAACACACCTTCACACACGAAAACAACATTAGGAGTCAAGTGCAAACTTTCTACTCCCCACAATGCAAGTGTAGGTTGCTTGCGATAAGTGAAATACTTGCCCGATTTTGGATTGTTGTTAGGCTTCTTTTCGCCCTCCGGTCTGTATTGTTGATAACCAACAACTTGACCACTCAGATTGTACAGGAAGAATGTAGCAACACGCTCAACCTCGTCCACCATAGGACGATGCAACTCTAAGTCTAGGTGTCTGTCTTTGAGGTGTTCTGTAACTGTTTTCATGCCTCAATTATAAACCCAAACTGATTATTAGTCAAGTTTGGGTCGTAGTACTTTAGTTACACTTTTGTGATTTCAGCACGGAAGAAATATTCAGGGTTACCGTCTTTTTCCCAGTGCAATTTGTAGGCTTCCGCTTCGGGTAGAGTGGTGAAGTACTTAGTGTCATTCGGATCAACACGTTGTCCCCAACCTCTTTCGTATTCAGTGACAGTGACTTTATAAACACCACTCAGTTTGACTTCTGCCATATCGTCTTCCTTTCTCGGGGGTTGCTATCTACTGTACTTACAGTATAGTACCTTATCCTTTTTTTGTCAAGGATAATTGTATAGCTTCATTAAGTATTTTCTGTTGTTTTTCTACAACATCTACTTCCCAAGGTAAACTGGCATGTTCTTTAACTGTTAATTGTCTTGCATGAGGGAAATTATATTTTTTGTTTTTCCATACATAAGTACCATCACGTATTACGCTTAATAACCCCGTATGAGTTTGATTTAAGTGTATTAGTTCATGTACTAATGCAGGGACAATCTCTTTAGCAGTTAGTGTATTATTAATCCTAACTCTATTTTTGAATCTATTATCTAGTATAGTTTCCCCGTATACTGAAGGACTTAAATTAGCAAACTCAATCTCAACTGTCTCTGGTAAATCTATTATACGAGAAACTGATTCACATAACTTTATAGCCACGGCTTCACGTTGTAATGATTTACCTTCAGCTTGGTATATGAATATTACTTTCATCTTTAATCTCAACCGGGGCATTGGTGAGATATTCATAGTTAATAGTTTCTACGTTCTCTCTTAATATAATCGCACCGTTCTTTAAATGAAAACGTCTTGCTAAATTAGTTTTAGGACTTAATGTTACAAAGCGAGTAACACTAGGATATTGTTCTTGTATCGCTTTAACTGCCCTGAATAATAGTTCCTGACCTTTACCACTCTTATAACTCCATATAGTATAGAATACTGCGGTAGTAGGTACTTGAGTTGTATTTGATAATCCTGCTACGTCTTCTGGTACAAAATCATGGAAACTGACGCAAACCATTGCTTCTGGATTTTGTTCTTGATCGGTTAATGCGGCAATCATTCTCCCGTCACTAACTCTAAAGTCAGCAGGGATTTCAGGACGAACAGGGTCATCCTTTATAAACTGTAATAATGTGTGTGAGAGGTCTTTGATGAATTGTAGCATGATATAAATCTATTTATGTTAAACGTAAAATATACTGATATAAATATCAATATGTCTGAAATTATTGAATGGTCTGCCGGTTTACATAACTACAGGAAATGTAAATTAAAGGTAGATGGGAACGTAAACAACTTTATAACCGAATTAACTGATAATGAGTTTGAACCCGATAGGGATATTGCTGACATTTTTGCGGATCATTTAAGTAACAGACAAACTCCCAAAGTAGAAGTATTATACAGCGGTGGGTTAGACAGTGAACTAGTTCTATTATCCTGCATTAGGAGAAACATACCGATTATTGCAATGACACTGGTTATAAAAATAGACGGTATGATTGCTAATACACATGATTTATATTATGCCGAAAAGTTCTGTCGGGAACATAATATTGAACAAAAATTATTTGTATTAAATGCTAATGACTTTTACAATAGCGGTGAGTATATGGAGTATTTGATTCCGTATAGAATCACAGAACCGCATATAGCTACTCATTTATGGTTATTAGAAAAATGTAATCAGTACCCTATTATAGGTGGTGATTGGCCGTGGCCACATGCATACAAACCAGAGAAAGTATTAAGTCCTTTTAAACTAGAGTTTTCCAGTTATGAAAGATTTATGCAGGATAAAGGTATGTACGGTATTGGGAATATGATAAGTCATAGCTTAGAATCTAGTTGTAGAATGATTCAGTTACACTTAGATAACTACCAAGAAAAGATTAATAATGTCACGTTGAAATACAATATGTATAGTCAACTAGAACCTAATATAGAGCCTAGACTAAAGAGTCATGGTTGGGAAATTGCTAGAACCAGTAACTTTTATCTTGTACCTAAAAGACTTGAACTAGTAAAAAAAGTGTATCCTACTAGAGCACATATTAAATGGGGTGATACTATCAGTAGACTACTTAACTCACCTGTTAATGAAAGTTCTGTATTTAAATAGAACGTTTGAGACCTTCGTAATCAAATCTATATGATGCTTCGCCTGACCTATCATTTTCATCCCAAATAGTTGGATCACATAAGTCAAATATAAAATGAGTTCGGTACTCATTACTCATATTCATAGCTCCATGATGGACTCTATTATTAATCTCATATGCGTAATTTTCTGACAACCGTGTGTTGAAATTATACCACATGCTCAATGATTTATCATTTGTTTTTAATGGTATATGTATCCTATGCGATACTTTATGAAACCAACTGTTATCGTAATGCAATTTAACTACTGATTTAGGTATTAATGTTGCTATTTCGCCATTGACCACACGCATATGTTTATATCGTTCAGGTAAACAATCTCTGAGCAATGAACACACTTCTGTTAATCTTTTATCCGCATCAGTTAACTCCCTATCGTAAAATCCTTTAGGTGTTAATGGGGTGGGATAATATAATATTTTACTGTAGGGCGCTAATGCGTTATCATTGATTCTATCATACTTGTCAGAAGCCCAGTCAATCTGGCCACATAGTTCTGCAGCCTCATTGATTAATTCGGGAGGGACCACACATATTTCTTTAAAATTAATATCTAATTGCATAAAGAGTATTTATGCCCACATTATGGGAAATTAAATCTCATTTTGCAAACGCTCTATTTCGGTTGCGGCTTCGTCAAGTAAATCAGCTATCCTATCAGGTTTATTTTCTTGTACAGATTTTCTATCTTGAATCTGTCTCCTAATCTCCGCTCGTTTTCTGAGGCGAAACACTAGGCTTTGTTGTGCTACTGGTAAATGTGATTCGTCAATCATTCTTTGACTCCGAAATGTTTCCTAATTCTTTCTCTTGCAGTATACATCGCAGACGACTCGGTCATTGACTCTAAATATGTGGTCCTGGGGTCACAAACCGCGTTCATACATTCACGCACAATCAACTCGGCGAACTTTTCGTAAATTTGTTGACTAAATCCTTTTATATCTTCTACTGCACAATTTTCAATATCAATTGGTTCATTGAAAGCCTCTTGTTGCGCCTGTATATGTAGTTCTCGAATTCGTTTGTTCATGGATGTGGTCCTCTTCCCATGTAATAATCTGCCAATCGTTCCTCATGCTCTTCCTGCATTTCTGGAATCATCTTTTCCAACACCTTAAGAACCTTTTTCAGTCTACCTGGCTTATCACCAAAGGCAAAGATAATGGCTCTACGAATATCTAATTCTTCATAACTTTTCATTCTACCACCTTATATTGTGAAAAAGGATACGTTTCAATCAGCCACTCTAGTAGTTCTTCACTGTAGGGCAGTCTGATTGAATCGTATTTATTTGTAATGTACATTACGCACTCACAAAGTTACGTACCCATGCTAGGCGAGCTTGCTCGTCCATACTAGTGTATTCAACAATGTTAGCACGAATAGCATCCACTAGTGGATAGTACTCTTCATCCAAGTTTTGCTTGATGTCCTTGTTCAGGTCAACTAGTTTGTCTGTACGAGGGTTACGTGCTACCCACTTTGAAGTCAAGTAGTAAGGGCTCTTGATCTTTGCGCCTACACCGTTTTCGTCATAGAACACAAAGCCTTCGTGCTTTACTGTCTTAACCAAGTTCTTCAATGCTGCCACTGTTACGTGGAAACATTCAGGGACAAAACAATGAAACATTTCAGATAATTGTTCTAGTACAGCAGGGTGATGACCCACTTCACTCTTCCAAGTCTTTTCACGATAACCCAAGATATACATACCAGGCTTTTCTACCACGATATGAGGGTCGTTAGGATGTACGCACTCAAACATGAAGGTCATGTCGCGGCAGTCATCAGCCATTAGTGCCATTTGCCAGTCAGCCCAACACATATGCTTTAGCATCATTTCTTTTGCCATAGCAACAAAGTCACCTGATGTAGAACCAGTAGTGGACACTAACACATCGCCGTTATGCCAAGTCAACGACACCATGAAACCATTAACCTTACGGAAAGCAGTTACGATAGTATCAATCTCAGAAAACACAGGTGCTTCTTTCTCGATGCCATAGTTGTAGATTTTTGTGAAAGGATACGACACTAGGTTGAAATCCTTGTCCACAATAGATCCACGACACTCAGCAATGTACTCGTTCCACAGGTTGTCGTAAAACACCTTCTTCTTGTACTTGAGCACATAGATACCCGGGCCGGCCTCTTTCATATTCACTAGGCCCGAAGTCTCTACATACTTTTTCAATTCTTCTTTAAACATATTCATCCCATGTAATCTTGAGGGTAATCTAGTGGATCGGTTCTAACTTTGTCTACCCAACGGAAAAGCAAAATTAAACCAATCACACCGATAACAAATCCTAGAATTTCTAGTAGCATCAATGGTCCTTGTAATGTTCAATTACTGCATTGGCTACATCCAGATACTGATTGCTAGGCAATTGGTTAGCAACAACTTGCATTGTTTGTTTTACAATCAACTCGGCGAACTTTTCCAGATGATAGTCGTATTCACCAGCAGTGAATTTGCCGGGACGAGGCCACATTGATACGGTGGCTTCTTCCCACATTTCTTTGATTCGTTCACTCATATCAAACTCCTACGTACTTACTTGCCTGAGCGTGAAGACCACGGTCACCCTTAGTCATCACAGCCAACATCATACGCTTTTCTTCCAAGTAAGTCTTGGCGAAAGCAGGGTCATGTTCCATGATGCTCTTGCTGTTGGAGATCAAATCTGCCAACTTGATGGTCTGTGCTTCTGCGGGCGCTTCGGCAGTGTGAGCACGATCCATTGCCTTGCGAACTGCACGATTGCCATCTTCGGGCTTTGAAACGTCAGTTAACCAGCCAACAAGAGTAGCAATGTCGATGCCAAATGCCATGTGGATATCAGTAAAAGTACAACCAGTGTCTTCCACAACATCGTGCAACCAAGCGGCAGCAACCATGTCAGGAGTACTACCGGGAACGCCAGCTACGATCTTGGCAACCTCTGCAGGGTGAACGATGTAGGGCTCACCGGTGTACTTGCGCTTCTGTCCAACTGCGGCGTGAGCAGCCATAGCATAGACTTGTGCCTTACGCACTACATCCATACCACTTTGATCCATTGTAAAATCTTCCATTGCTCACTCCGTTAATCAATCTAAGTATCTATTATATGCCCAAATTGAATTAAAGTCAACCTTTGAAAAGTAGTACTTTATACTACTCGAATTTCAGTGAACCCTTCAGCCTCGGTTGGCATTTGAAAACCACGGATCATGCTTTTCATAACCCCGTCTGGAATGTTCTTACCAGGACGACTTGCTAGTCGGCGTGACAACTCATCCTTGTCAGGTGTAGGGAATACAACCGCGACGTGTTCATAGTCTCGCAACATATTGAACTTACGAATACGGCTTTTCTCTGTCAGACTGGTTTGATCCCAAATGATGTCCTTACCTTGTTCACGGGCACGAACAACTTTTTCTGCCATCAACATGACAGCAGTAGGCATGTAGTCATCAAAGACTTGATTGTAGGTAGTACCACACTCTTTAGCATAGTCTTCTACGAACTCATCCGTAGAAACAACAACACAATCCTTGGTCCAGTCTTGATTCTTGATCCAAGTACTTTTGCCTGAGCCTGGCACTCCGATCAGTTGATAACACTTTGCCATTATTCTTCTCCTGTACAATAAGCAACTTTACACAACGTCCAGTCTTGTCGATAATCATTATCGTTAGTTGTGCTAGTTTGTATTACACAAACTAAAATTGCGATTAATAAAATCATTTCAGTGGTGAGACTTAATCTCACCTTTCAATGCGTCTTGAATCATCATGTCCAAGTTGCTAACAACTCGACCAGTAGCGTCAAACGCTACATCACGACAACGATACTTTTCCATGCCAGTCTTTGCACCATGAACGTGTCCATAGAAGTGAACACTACCACGATGCATTTGGTCCCATTCTAAAATAGGATAGTGCAACATAATCACAGTTGTGCCATCATGATTGTAGCGCAAATATTGATGAACCTCTTTGAACTCAGCACGGAAGCTAGGGTCGTTCAACAGTTTCCGATCATGGTTACCCTCAATCAGAATCTTAGTGCCGTTCAATCTACGCAAAATTGCTACTGCATCTTTGGCTGGCAAGAATGCAAAGTCACCAAGAATGAATGTTTCATCTTCTGGAGCAACATCACGGTTCCATTCACTAATCATTTGCTCACGCATGTGAGCCACATCAATGAAGCCTGCCCGTGTTACCGGACAAAACTTCATGATGTTTGCGTGACCAAAATGCAGGTCACTTGTAATCCACTTTTTCATTTCTTTTTACCAATCTTTGATACAACATCAGCCTTACTTTGTTGCAGTTGGGCACGGAATCTACGGTAGACTCGCAGTGCGGCAACTGCCATAGGGTCTTCTGGTCGTGCTTCCAACTCCGCAATACGGGCATCTAATTCAGCTTCTTTAGCACGATGACGTTCAACATCGGCTTTGAGACCTTTAGCTTCTTGCCAAAAGAATTTCAACATATCGTGCTCCTTTCAATTAAACTCGTTCCTTCTTTATTCGTCCGATACGTGCAGACTTGTCCCAGTCGTACTTTACTCCGTCTGGACACTTGCCGTCTACTACGCTATCAACACCGAATATGCCACATACTTCAAAGTCTGGACCACTGATAGTCACAAACTCATTTAATGACTTAGCATGAGCCATGGCTTCAACTAAGTCTACAAATTCTAATTCTTTTACTTTAAACATCAATATTCCTAAAAGTTCGCCAATCATCAATGTTCGGCTTTTCATCTTCATCATATGTCCAACCCAGTGCCTTCATCATACGATGCTTGACCAATAAGTTTGGACTGCGAAATCTACCAGTGTCATCAAAACCCATCATGACACCTACCTCACAAACTGCACCACTACGACATATACCAGCAAAGCAATGAACAACCACGTTCATTCTGTTATCCTTTGCATGTTGCAGTAGTCTAACCAATTCGTTTGCTTGTTCTTGGCTACAACGCATTGCCTCGTCAAGAACAATATCATTCTTTTCCACATCCAAGAATTCAAAATTGTGAATCTCTTTGAACTTGTGAGCAGGAGTTGGTCTCCAACTTGCCGGGTCAACAATGCTAATCAGCATACTATTCTCGCCGGCTTCATGATGGAACCTAGTAGGTATATCTGCTGCCGCTACATTTTCAATCCACATTTTTATTCTCCAATAGTGTATTATATTACTTTTTGGATTTATTGTCAAGCGATGCCTATCACCATGAAACGATTAAAAGTAATACTTGAGTAGTCAAATTTTTTAGTGCCCGTAAATAGAATTTTTGAGAAAGGGTATCCACTCAAAAAGGCTGACATTGTAGGACTGGGTTGTTTGATAAACCAGGGATCATTTGGATCAGTTACATCACTTGATTGTAGACACACCAATGTACCTTTAGTAATGTTGTTGAACCATTTTTTAGTATTCATGTGTTCAACGCTACAATTAATTATAACATTAGGTCCTTCAAGATTATAAGTAGATGCATCGCCCTCCGCATTAGATAATTTTCTCTCAATTATCCATGCTTCACATAGTTTATCCGCAGTTTGAATAGCATTGTTATCAATATCTATTCCACGTATGTTATCATACAATCGGCGATTGCGAATCAGCATCATTGAACCTAGTGTGTTGTACCAACTACCTAGTATAAAAACATTGGCGTTCTTAGGTATATAAGGTTCTAATGTTTCGCACAGCCATAGCTTACTCATTGTTTGGCTATGCGAGAATGCTGTTAAATCTATGTTCATGTGTTATTTATTATGTATTCTGGTCCAGATATAGGAATGACCGGTCACTCTCACCACAAGAGCCCCGGTCTAAGTTGTTACACTGTCCACGTTCTTTTCTATTTAGACGGGATAGCGTCCCCGCCTTTGTGATTTCTCAAGTCGCCCTTAAATAGAGCCTTGCGGTATATCCAATGCACCGTGTAGTTATCGTTACTACAATTACGCACTTCATTAACGTAGAAGTGTAACCCGGGTTTTCTTAAGAAAGATCGTAACGATCCTTCATGACTGTCTTCAACATGATAGCTTCTGGTGTGAAGTCTTCCAAGTCACCTGACAGTACAGATGTTGCTACAGCAGGGCTGAAGCCAGAGACAAGAGCGGTACCACTCTTATCGAACTTGACAGGGGTGTTGCCGTAAGCGGCATTCAAGTTCCAGAACACAACTTTAGGAAGAGTGTAACCTGCTTCGCTAAACTTGCGCGCCATCATCTTGATTGCTGATTCATCCTTGCCATCAACAGCTCCGTCGAACTGCATGTCAGAGAAGATAACAAGAGTTTCAGGCATTTCTGCTTGTGGAACCTTGTTAGCAACTGCGGTCTTGAGGATCAAGTCAAAAGCCGCATTCAAGTTGGTGTTAGCAACTTCGCCAGTGTTCATTTGGTCAATCTTTTGATTGATGTTACCCTTCAAGTTGACCAACTTAGGAGAGCGACTGAATGTTAGGAAACAATCAGCGAACTTACCCTTGTTCTTGTCAGCAAAGTACAAGCCAAGAGACAGAGCAATATCTAGACAGGTCAAGCCTGACTTAGAATTGTAACCACCTGCTGGGCAAGTCATTGAACCTGACGAGTCAACCATTGGCAACACGTTAGCGTCACCGATGTAGTTAGGCAATGCATCCCATTGGGCTTGCAATGCATCCAACTCAGTCTTAGACATGCTAGAACGGTTGTACTTATTGATAGCACCCTTCAATACATCGTAGGGGAACACTGCGCCTGCGTTAATCTTAACGCCTGCTTCACCATTAACCAACTTAGTTACGTATTCAGCGTAAGTTGTGCCATTACGGCCAAACGCCTTCTTGTAACGTGCATGTGCCACTGAAGGAACATGACTGTAGTTGATGTTATCCCAGTCCTTAGCACACATTTGTGTTTCCACAACGTTAGTCAAAGTTACCAATGACTTACGGTATTGCTTAGGAGTCATTCCGAAGAACTCACGGATTTCACGTGCGACTTCACCCTTACGAGGAGTCCACTTTGCCGCAAGACCGTTACGTGCGCGGAGCGCATCGCCAAGCATAGTGTATGCCTTCGCCTTCACAGGTTGAGTCTTAAACACTAGCAAGTCATCGTAACGACCGATTTCTGGGATCTTTGCCATCAAACGCATAGCGTCTTCTGGCGCATTCTTTTCTAGATAGACAAGAATGTCACGGAACACTTGACGTTCACCGGAACCACCACGGGCATCACGTGCCCACTGTGCAATACGCAGTGCGAGGTCAATGTTTTCAGCGTATGCCGCAACGAATGCGGGTACGATATCTTTACCACGGCTTGCGCCGATGTTATAAAACAAGTCAACACATGCGTTAGCACTTGACTTGCGAGCCTTCATACCGTTAGTGGTACGAACTTCTTGGTTCTTGATTGCTTCTGCGAATTGCATTATAGTTCCTTTCTATGTGATTTGCAACAGGATGCGCTTTTTTACTATTATGAAAAGTATTAAAGTTGCTGAATGCATCCTAAAAAATAATTATAGCACACGTTCGACTAAATTTCAACTCCCTTTGGGCAGTTCTGTTAGTTGTAGTGCTAAAAAGTAACAGGATCGTTGTTGACTGCTTTTTGAATAGGGCCATCACTCCTATTGCGATAGAAGTATTTCAATAGTTACCTTCAACGTCCGTAGACTCCAATAACTACCATACATTCCACCAGTTCCAATAAAGTTAATTATTGCTGAGCCGATCCTAAAAATTCTTTAACGGGATGTCCGGAGAACGTAATTTTATTTTCTGGTTCTACTGTTAACTCCTAGAACCCTATCAACAATTCATGTTGACTATTTTGTATTGTGTCTGTACAAACATCATAGAATGTCTTTCCATTCTGTCGTCCATTCCTTGAATGTCTAGTTTCCTAGAACAGTATTTCTACTGTGTCCTACGACCACTTTCTATGGCATTAACTTTAGTATTGTTTTAGTATGCTGAAATCATCCCTGATTTATTAGCTTCAATACATGTATTGTATAACAAAATTGCGTTATCGTCAATACATTTTGGGTAAACATGTTAGGTTGTCCTCGTCCCTAACTTTGCGACAATTTGTTTTAGGTTTTTGTATTACTACGGATTCGCTTTACCTTAAACCGCAAAAGGATTTAAACTTTGGCAGTGAGTTAGGGATTCGAACCCTAGTGCCGTTTACACGACCATCACCTTTCCAAGATGCGCCCTTAAGCCACTCGGGCAACTCACTATGTTGGCGGAAGCGGTGAGATTCGAACTCACGGGACGCTTTCACGTCCGGCGGTTTTCAAGACCGCTGCCATAGACCACTCGGCCACGCTTCCGTTATAAATATACTTATGCATACCTATGACGCTATCACAAAAACAGGATTGATAATCCATTTGTCCATGAGTACAGATAACACAGGATATATATTAGTATATGATTTAGTTGATATAAAGGTGTCAATGAAATTCTTCACTGATGTTAATTCAGCGTTAGAATTTATTCACTCATTATAATTTGGCATCCCCCTAGGGACTCGAACCCCAACGAACGGTTTTGGAGACCGCTATGCTGCCATTACATCAGAGAGATATGTATATTATCTGCTTCTACCGATTCTCTTTAGATATTCTCTGCCGACAAAGCCGGCTTCGATTTCCTGAAGTGCAGTGACAGTGTGTCCTGCTTTAGTAGTAAGTTTTGATTTATGTCCGCGTTTCAATTCTCTCACTCTTTGAGAAGCGATTAAAACCAAATCAAATCTGTTACCTACTTGATTTACTGCTTCTTCGCTAGTATAGCGAACTCTACTTTCTTGGGACATTGTTTTCCTTTAGTTTATGGAGCGGGCAAAGAGACTCGAACTCTCGACATCTTCCTTGGCAAGGAAGTGCTCTACCAACTGAGCTATACCCGCATTTAATTTGGTACCTGGACACGGTTTCGAACCGCGGACCCTCTCCGTGTAAAGGAGACGCTCTACCCCTGAGCTATCCAGGCATTGATATTCTATTTAGCCACCTTGATCGGAGTCTTTAACATTTCCCCAATCAACTGTTTTATTTTCTTCTGACATGTCAGGAAGAGGAGGGGGAACGTAAGGTTCTTTTGGTGGCTTCTTTCCAAAGATTGCATCCAAGTTGTCATTGTATGTAGACACCGGAACACTAAATGGGCGAGGGCGAGAACCTTTAGACATTACTTATCTTCCTTCTTACCGCGACCTTGGCGAGATTCACTCTTAGCAACTTCGACAAAGCTACGAATGAATGCACCACGAACATGTGAATCACTGATTAGTGATGCCGCACGTTTTACTGATTTACTAACTTTGACTGCCTTAGCGTCATAACCTCTACATGTCATACTGTCTTCCTTTAGTTAAACTTGGTCGGAGTACAAGGATTCGAACCTTGGACCCCCTGGTCCCAAACCAGGTGCGCTACCAGACTGCGCTACACTCCGAATAATCTTACCAGTAATAGATATGAGGCTTACGACTTACATCAGGAACATCCTGGTTAATAAGTTCATCAACATCACACTTTACGATTTTCTTCTCCCACATTTTACCGCGGGCACGTTGTGGCTGATTCATGAATTCACGAATGAACCAACCAGGTTCACTCATCCAATGATTCTCAGTATCAACACTTTTCTTTTTCTTTGTCAGTACACCGGGGTATGCGAGATGGTTGAAGTGCCAACGATCACCGCAACGATAATACTGATAATCCCATTGTTCCTCAGGATATCTGATTTTACTGGGACGGTCTTTATACGTTCTAGACATAAGTTTCTCCTTGTTATCTAAAATCGCATATTAACCTCGCTTTCTTTATGTTTGGATGCGGGTGACAGATTCGAACTGCCGATGCACCTGGCTTATGAGACCGGTGTGGTGACCACCCTACCCGCGTAATTTCTTTTGGAGCATGATAGAAGATTCGAACTTCTGACCACCGTCGAGTCAGGACGGGACTCTACCACTGAGTTAATCATGCATCATCTAGTAAATTTTCTAATGAATGTTAGAAAATAATACTTTATACCTCTATAGCCCGGTAAAATAGAAAAATCTAAATACAGACCTATCTCTTTAGGAATATGACCATATGCTTTGTTCACGATTTCATCTGGCTTTTGCATAATTATTCCTAAGTTGTTATTTGGTGGAGGTGACAAGAATCGAACTTGCGACCTACTGCTTGCAAAGCAGCCGCTCTACCAATTGAGCTACACCCCCAAATTGTTCGCTACATACTACTTATCTCATTGTACTCCGTATGTAAGGGAGAGTTTGGTGCGACTGACCGGACTCGAACCGGTACGTCAAAGACGAGGGATTTTAAGTCCCTTGCGGCTACCAATTACGCCACAGTCGCAAAATAGTTATAGCATAAAGTACTTCCCAATGCGTGTCAAACATTGTAACTTTGTAGTATACCTTAAACCAGATTTTCGAACATCTGAGATATAGCACTTGTCAAATACAACCGTTAAGTTCAAACTCTAAGACTCCCGGGCAAGTTGTGTCCCAGTACGATGACAAGAAATACATTATACTATAACCATAAATTAGTGTACTCGACTGGCAGACTGTAAAGAGATACTATCGACTCTATAATTAAAATAGTATCATAGCTAGACTATTGTGTGCACCAATAGTCTAACCGGAGTCTGGCAAATTATATTCTAAATTAATTTAGAGTACACTAATTTATGGTGCGTCAGGAGAGACTCGAACTCTCAATCCACTAGGGGCATTGGCTTCTAAGACCAACGTGTATACCATTCCACCACTAACGCAAAATAAAGCAAATAACTTTTTAAAGAACAATCACTGATTTCTCAGTGTCAATACATGTATTATATATCAGATATAAATTGTATTCAACTATTTTGGACACTTACAACAGTAATGATAAGTCGCTGTTTTTGAACATATCACTCCAATACCCTAGTCTAGGTATCAAGACCCACAATTTAGATTCATTAAACACCACTAGTGTTCTGTAATTTCTAGATTCATTTATTGCCTGTGATACTCCAGGGTGTGTATTAATAAAATCATCACCTACTATTAACGTTGTGTCTGAACTATATTTAACAATGTCATGTTTAACATCTTCATGTGAATGCGACCCATCAATAAAAACAAAATCATATTCTTTTTCTATTATATGATTTTTACTAGTTCCTCGATACACATCTAGTTTATTGTATATTGTATCACCGATACAAAATCTAAACGATTCTAACCAATTCTTTCTTTGAGCAATATGAATAGCAATGTTATATAATGTTTCGCTACCGGAACAGTTTGCTTTAGTGAAGCTAGGAATTTCTTTAAAACCACTCCATGAACATATATCTTCAAATGGATCTATTACTTCTAATGACACTGAAGAATCTTTCCCGTTATATAACGCTGTAGTAGACCTACCTAAAAAACAACCTATTTCTAATATAGAACCATTTTTCGGAACATGTTTCGCTAATTCAGTTAGAATATTCAAATCTTGATGTGTCATCCAACCTGGTATTTCATAAATATCCATATATAAAAATAAATTAATTTTGGAGCGGGGTACGAGGATCGAACTCGTCTTACTAGCTTGGAAGGCTAGAGCACAGCCACTATACCAACCCCGCATACTATCACTACTTATGCCTATAATAGGACACTTTGGAATTTTGGTGCCGCCTAATGGAGTTGAACCATTGACCCCCGCCTTATCAAGACGGTGCTCTAACCAACTGAGCTAAGGAGGCAAAACTATAAATACAGATTATGAACAAATTCTCAACTAAAGTGACGTTACCGTACGAACCATTAACGATTGATATCTGCGATAAGAGTGACAAATTATATCGTCATTCAGAAGTGCCGCTAGATAAAATCCACCCTGACATGAAAGCGTTGCTAGAACGTTTGGGTGTCGGGATATTAATGGCTGAAGTATTTTTCACTCCACCGTTTTTAAAACGAGGGATACATATAGATACTGCAATCGGCGGAGATATCACTAAACTCAATTGGGTGTATTGTGAGGGTGACCATCAGATGAATTGGTACGAACCAAAACCTGATGCTCCTCGCACGATAGCAGAAACAGCAGTTTCTACAAACTATGTTAGCTACAAAGAGTCAGAAGTGAATTTACTTCACACCGAAAAATTTTCAAACGCTAACGTTATCGTTCAAGTAGGTATCCCTCATAATGTGCGCAACTTGCGTTACCCTAGATGGGCGTTATGTTTTACTATATGTCACTTATCAGATAGGTCTAGAATTACTGTTGAACAGGCTCAATCTATCTTCAAAGATTACATCCAAGAGTAATGGTGCCTCCAACAGGACTCGAACCTGTAACCAACGGATTATGAGTCCGCTGCTCTAACCAATTGAGCTATAGAGGCAGCAAATAACAGGATGCTTATTTTTCAATTAAAAGTTGAATTATAAAAGTTGCTGGACGCATCCTAAAACTGGTGGAGATTACTGGGATCGAACCAGTCGTGCTATAAAGCGGCGGATTTACAGTCCACTGCATCACCATTGATGCTTCATCTCCGTTAACTTGTCTTATCTATATTTTGACCTTTATCCTCTATCTTTTCTACTACACCCTTGCGAGTGTATATTTCACATACAACAATTTCTTTCATTGTTGCAGGATCACATAGAGTTTTATAAACCTTTGTTTGAAACGAATCACGTAAGTAATTTACAACGTGTTGAATGCCAGTCACTATCATAGATAGTATTTAATATTATACTGAAACACACTACCAAAGTATCTTTCTGAATCTTTCAACTCAGCGAACACTATGTCTACCCAATTGTGCATGTAATGTGTTTTAGTATAATGGAGCACTGAGAATACATGCTTACCGAGTAACACCTCAGACATTATTGTAAACCTTGCGAGTCTACTTTCTTCTGATTTCCACTGAGCCTTGTTGCCAAGTATCCCAGTCTGTTACCAACATCGCCGTTTTAAGTCAGGCATTAGACTTGACATGATATGCTATTCTACGCTTTCTACTCCGCTGACCTTGCGAGCCATTCAGTTGCGCTAACAACTTACGAAACTTCCTGCATAAACTGATTTCACCTTGCGAGTTACGTCAGACTTGATTACCTTGCGGCTCAAGTATTAGATGTTTTTCACATACCACCGAGACAGACTTTGCTTTTTTATTTGTTAGAAGGAGTTGAACCTTCAGCCGATTCTTTAACAGAGAATTGCACTACCATTGTGCTATAACGAACCTACTGTGATGTGCTGTCTCAGTTGCTTCAT